GGAAGTATTAATGGCTTGTGTGTTTTATGGGATGCCTATACTGGTTGAGAACAATAAACCTAGACTGTTGTATCACTTTAAAAACAGAGGGTATAGAGGTTTTAGTATGAATAGGCCTGACAAGCACTACACCAAACTATCTCAAACAGAAAAAGAACTTGGAGGTATACCAAATACTTCTGAGGATATCAAGCAGTCTCATGCTGCCGCTATAGAGTCACACATAGAAAAATACGTAGGTTTAGATTTAGATGGAGGGTCTAGGCCTGGAGATGAAATGGGTAGTATGTATTTTACTAGAACATTAGAGGATTGGGCTAGGTTTGATATAAGTGCGAGAACTAAGTTTGATGCTAGTATTAGCTCAGGTTTAGCTATTATGGCAAATCAAAAACACGTATATCTACCACAGAAAAAAGAGTCAAAAATAAGTCTTAACTTTGCGACATATAATAACAAAGGAACATTAAGTGAATTAATTAGATGAAAGAGGTAAACATAAACATTTCATCAGTAGGATTCCCTAGTCAGTTTGTATCTGATGCTGAGAAAGCGACCGATGAGTTTGGATTACAAATAGGACAAGCTATTCAATATGAATGGTTTCGTAAAGATTCTAATGGATGTCGATACTATAGTCAGTGGAGAGACTTTAACAGACTACGCCTATACGCAAGAGGCGAACAATCAGTAGCAAAATATAAGAATGAATTATCCGTAGATGGTGATTTATCTTATTTAAATTTAGATTGGACACCTGTTCCTATTATTCCAAAGTTTGTGGATGTTGTGGTTAACGGAATGTCTGATAGATTATTTAAAGTCAAGGCTTATGCTCAAGATGCTTTATCCCAAGAACACAGAAGTCAGTATCAAGAAATGATACAAGGCCAGATGGTTGCTAAAGAACCTTTATTAACACTGCAAGAAAACACAGGATTTAATCCTTTTACAATGAACCCTGATGACCTTCCTTCCAGCGATGAAGAGTTGTCTCTTTATATGAACCTTAATTATAAACCGGCTATAGAAATTGCGGAAGAACAAGCAATAGACACCATGTTTTCTGAAAATCATTATGATGATATTCGTAAAAGATTAGATTATGATTTGATGGTTACAGGTATGTCCGTAGCTAAACACGAATTTTTGCAAGGCTCAGGGGTTAAAGTTTCTTATGTTGACCCTGCAAATGTGGTTTATAGTTATACAGAAGACCCACATTTTAAAGATTGTTTTTATTGGGGGGAAATTAAAACAGTCCCTATAGCTGAGTTAATAAAAATTGACCCAACCTTAACAAATGATGATTTAGAAAAAATATCTCGTTATAGCCAAAGCTGGTATGATTACTTTAATACAGCACAATTTTACGAGAATGATATATTCTATCGTGATACTTGTACGTTAATGTACTTTAATTATAAAACAACTAAGAAGATGGTTTATAAGAAAAAAGTTAAAGAGAACGGCAATATGAGTATGATAGAAAAAGATGATGGATTCAATCCGCCTGATGACATGATGGAGGAAAATAATTTTGAAAAAGTAGAAAAGACAATTGACGTATGGTATGATGGTGTTATGGTTATGGGAACAAACATAATTTTAAAATGGGAGCTTGCTAAAAATATGGTAAGACCAAAATCTGCATCTCAAAATGCAATACCCAATTATGTGGCTGTAGCTCCTAGAATGTATAAAGGAGTTATTGAGTCACTAGTTAGAAGAATGATTCCCTACGCTGATTTAATTCAGATGACGCATTTAAAATTACAGCAAGTTATTGCACGTACAGTGCCAGATGGCGTGTATATAGATGCAGATGGTTTGAATGAGGTAGACTTAGGAACAGGCGCAGCATATAATCCAGAGGATGCACTTCGTTTATATTTTCAAACAGGTAGTGTAATTGGTAGGAGTTATACGCAAGAAGGAGATTATAATCAAGGTAAAATACCTATACAGCAGCTAACTAGCAATTCAGGCGCTTCTAAGACGCAAATGTTAATTGCTAACCTAAATCATTATTTAGACATGATACGTGCTGTAACAGGTTTAAACGAAGCCAGAGACGGCACTATGCCTAACTCTGATGCTCTAGTTGGCATACAGAAACTAGCAGCACTTAGTTCTAATACCGCTACTCGTCATATATTAGACGGAAGTCTTTACATATATAGAACGTTGGCTGAGGCTTTAACTTACAGGGTAGCGGATATTTTAGAGTATTCTGATTTTAAAGATAATTTTATAAATAAAATAGGAAGGTATAATGTAAATATACTAAATGAAATTTCTGATTTATATATTTATGACTTTGGCGTGTTTATAGAATTATCTCCAGATGAAGAACAAAAAGCAATGCTTGAGCAAAATATTCAAATGGCTTTATCTAAACAAGATATAAATTTAGAAGATGCTATTGATATTAGAGAAATAAGAAATCTTAAAATAGCAAACCAATTACTTAAGGTTAAACGTAGAGCTAAAGAAGAAGCTGACCAACAAAGAGAAATGCAAAAACAACAAGCCGTAAGTCAGCAACAAATGCAGTCACAACAAATGGCCGCACAAGTAGCAATGCAAAAAATTGAATTAGAAAATCAAGCTAAAATTCAATATAGACAAGCAGACGTAGCTTTTGAAATTGAAAAACAAAAAGCAGAAGCAGCTTTAAAAGCTGACCTAATGGAGTTAGAGTTTAATTACAATTTACAGATTCAAGGAATGAGTCAATCTCAAATTTCACAAAGAGAAACAGATAAAGAGCAAGGGAAGAGTGATAGAATAAGTCAGCAAAACACTCAGCAATCAGAGTTGATTACTCAAAGAAAAAATAATTTACCTCCTAAAACTTTTGAATCTAATGAAGATTCTTTGGATGGTTTTGACTTAGCTGAATTTAATCCTAAATAATGTGTTTAAATTTTGCGTAACTTTGTAATTAAATTAAATCGAATCAAATGGATATTAAAGTAAGAGAAGTATCGGGTGACGAAAAGTCAACTCAAGAAGTAGAACAAGAACTCCTTGATAAACATGAGGAGAAGTTTCAGTCAGATACTGAACAAGAATCAATGAAAGTTAAGGCTGTTGAGCCAGAAACAGAAGTTGAGGTTAAAGAAGAAAATACACAGGCAGAAGTTCCTGTTGAAGAGGTAGTTGAAGAACAACCTCCACAGCTCGAAGCTCAGCCTGAATTAAATGAAGACGAAGTTCTTTCATATATTGGAAAAAGATACGGTAAGGAAATTAATTCTATTGATGAATTAGTTAGTAAACGTGAGGATAGCGAACCGCTACCTAATGACGTTGCTGCTTACCTAAAGTATAAAAAAGAAACTGGACGTGGATTTGAAGATTATGCAAAATTGCAAAAAGATTTTTCAGATTTAAGTCCAGATGCTTTGCTACGTGAATATTATACAATAACTGAAGAAGGGTTAGACCCGGATGACATAAATGATATGTTAGAAGAGTTTACCATAGATGAAGAAATTCATGAATCAACAGATATTAAAAAATTAAAACTAGCAAAGAAGAAAGAAATTGCCAAAGCTAAAAAGTTTTTGCGTGAACAACAGGAACAATACAAACAGCCCCTTGAGTCAAGGGAACGTTCTGCCCCTGAAAGTAATGATGAACTTATAGAATATAGGCAATATTTAGAAACAGCACAAGCGAACCAAAATGAAGATTTAAAAAAATCTCAATGGTTTCAGAAAAAAACAAATGAAGTTTTAAATCCTGAATTTAAAGGTTTTAAATTTAACATAGGTGAAACTGATTATGTTTATTCCGTTGGTAGTTCTTCTGATATTAAAAAAGCTCATGAAACACCATTAAATTTAGTTAATAAGTTTATAGATAATAATGGGTATATAAAAGATGCAGAAGGTTATCACAAAGCTTTAGCTGTTGCGATGAATCCAGATGCTTTTGCTAAGTTCTTTTATGAACAAGGTAAATCGCAAGCAACTGATGATGTAATGCGTAAGACTAAAAATATAGATATGTCTGAACGTAATGCTCCTCAATCTGCTGCAAAATCAGGATTTCAAGTGAAAGCAGTTTCTCAGCCTTCAAGCAAAGGACTGCGAATTAAGAGTATAAAAAAAACGTAATATTAATTTAAAATAAAACAAAATGGCAGGACAAGTAAATGCAACGCCAACATTCGCGTTGACCCCGAGTTCAGAAAGAACTCCAACAGCCCAAAACTATATTGTAAATTTTGATTTCTTAAATCAGTATCTACCAGATACGTATGAAAAAGAATTTGAAAGATACGGTAATAGAACAATCTCCTCATTCCTTAGAATGGTAGGAGCAGAAATGCCTACAAACTCAGACCTTATCAAATGGGCAGAGCAAGGTAGGTTACACACGAAATATACACAAGTTGGTACAGCAGCAATTCTAAATGCTGACCAAGCTGTATTTCAAGTAAATGATGTATTAGACCCAGTAACGGCTGAGCAGGTTATTAGAATTGGCCAAACAGTTGTTATTGTTCAAAATGACGGCTCTGGTATCAATAAAGCAGTAGTAAGCGCAGTAACAGTAGCCCCTGTTCCAGGAACGTTCACAGCTGATTTTTATGAAGCAGGTGGTTTAGTAACTGCAGGTACTGGAGTTGGTAACGCTGACGTTACAGTATTCATTTACGGTTCAGAATTTAGAAAAGGAACAGCAGGAATGGTTGGTTCATTAGAAGCTAATGACTTCATCTTCGACAACAAACCAATCATTATTAAAGATACGTATAACGTAGCGGGTTCTGATATGGCGCAAATTGGATGGGTAGAAGTTACTACTGAAGATGGTGCAACTGGTTACCTATGGTACTTAAAGTCTGAGCACGAAACAAGATTAAGATTCGATGACTATTTAGAAACAGCAATGATTGAAGCTGTACCTGCAGAGACTAACTCTGGAGCTGCCGCTATCTTAGGTAGTGCCGCCGGTGCTGCTAATCCAGGAGCTGGTTCTGATGGAATCTTCTATGCTGTTACACAAAGAGGAAACATCTGGGATGGTGGTAATCCAACTACACTAGCAGATTTTGATTCTATAATCAGTAGATTAGATAAGCAAGGTTCTATTGAGGAGAATGTTATTTTCCTTAACAGACAATTTGGATTTGACATTGACGATATGTTAGCTGCACAAAACTCTTACGGAGCGGGTGGTACTTCTTATGGTCTATTTGACAATGACGAAGAAATGGCTTTAAACTTAGGATTCACAGGATTCAGAAGAGGTTACGACTTCTACAAAACTGACTGGAAATACCTAAATGACCCTACAATGAGAGGTGGACTACCATCAGGAGCTGGGTCAGGTAAAATTAATGGTCTTCTAGTTCCAGCTGGTTCTACAAGTGTTTATGACCAAGTTCTTGGTAAAAACGCTAAGAGACCTTTCTTACATGTTAGATATAGAGCTTCAGAAACTGAAGACAGAAGATATAAGACTTGGATTACTGGTTCTGCCGGTGGTGCTGCAACGTCAGATATCGATAGCATGCAAGTAAACTTCTTGTCTGAGAGAGCTGTATGTACTTTAGGTGCAAACAACTTCTTCTTATTCCAAGACTAATAATTAAATATTAGGGGCGTAGCAATGCGCCCCTTTTTTAAAATCAAATTAAATTAAATCAAATGAAAAAAGAAATTCAAAGTCCCCAAGTGGGCACAGTAAAAACTACACCCAAAAAATCTACACCAAAATTTGTAGATAAACAATATAAACTTACAAGAGAGACACCTCCTTTATCTTTGATATTAGCATCAAGGCATACTACAAGGTTTCCGCTGTTACACTTTGATGAAGAGACAGGTCTTAATAAACCTCTTAGATATGCGAGAAATCAAAACAGTCCATTTCAAGATGAACAAGATGATAACGCTATACTAGAGCCAGTTGTATTTGAAGATGGATTCTTACATGTTCCTAAAAACAATCAAGTCCTTCAAAAATTTATGGCTTTACATCCAGGCAATGGAAGAATATTTGTTGAGGTGAACAAAGCTAAAGAAGCTGCTGTTATTGTAGAGGATTTAAACTTAGAAGTAGATGCTCTTATTGAAGCTAGACAGCTCGATGTTGCTCAAGTAGAGAACGTTGCTAGAGTTTTATTCCAACAAGATGTTAGCAAGGTAACAACTGCTGAGCTTAGAAGGGATATATTAATATTTGCAAAACAAGACCCCGGTGGTTTTATGAAATTATTAACTGACCCAATGTTAAAGCTAAATTCAACGGTACAGGATTTTTTAGACAAAAACTTAATACAGTTAAGAAATAGCAAAAAAGAAGTATGGTTTAACACACCATCTAATAGAAAGAAAATGTGTAATATACCATTTGGTGAAGAGCCAATGTATATAATAACATCTTACTTTCAAAGTGATGATGGATTAGAGGTATTCAAACACTTAAAAGCATTAGCTAAAAATTCGTAACTTTATAGCTTGTTTAACCCATTAAAAACTTTTTATAAAATGGAAAAATTTATCAAAATTACAAACGCACCTATTACTAATACACTAATTAGTGTTAACGGAATAAAGTCAATAGGTACTGCAACTGCAACAGCGACAACTGTTGTGATTAAGTATGCAGACGGAACAGCAACTACAGTAACAACTGCAGCTCAAGTTGCGCATGATGTTTATACAGCTATACTAAATGCCACTGAAGGTGCTTTAGTTACAAGCTGGACAAACCCAATGTTTTCTTTAGCTTTGCCTAAAGCTGTAACAAGTATTGTAAATGCTTAACTAGTTTAAGTATTGTACTAAAATAAGAAGAAGCGCCCAAATCAGGGTGCTTTTTTATTTTATGTATCTTTGTAAAAAGATTTTCAAATGATAAATTCAGTAAGAAATACTGTGCTTGCTATTATCAATAAGAATAACTATGGGTATATCTCCCCTAGTGATTTTAATTTGTTTGCCAAACAAGCACAATTAGATTTGTTTGATGAGTATTTTTCTAATTATAATCAACAAATTAATGAGGAAAATGCAAGGATGTCTGGTACAGGATATGCTAATATAAAACTAGGATATGAAGAAGTAATTGACACTTTTTCTGTTACTGCAACTTTAACACAAAAAACAATTAATACAAATAGTTATTTTTTACCTTCAGTAACTACAACAGGTTCTGATTATTATTTATTAAACAAAGTGTTGTGTTTTTCTGCGGGTAACTTATTAGGTGAAGCCGAAAAAGTAACACATAATAAAATAACTTTATTAAATAATTCTTTATTGACAGCACCCAACACTATATTTCCAGCATATACTCAAGCTGGAGATTCTGTTTTAATATTTCCTAATTCTATTAATAGCGGTGCAGATGTTCAAGCGCAATACATAAGATACCCCAAAGACCCTAAATGGACATACATAACACTGTATAATGGGGAACCTTTGTTTGACCAAAGTGCTAGTGACTTTCAAGATTTTGAATTACCTACTGATGACGGAAATGATTTAGTAGCTAAAATATTACAATATTCAGGAATATCAATAAGAGAAAAAGATGTGTTTGAGTTTGGAAAATTAGATGAACAACAACAAGACCAAATGAAATAATTATGGCTTATATAAATCAAAAACAATATTATACAAACAATAGCGTAAATCCTACGGATAGTAATTGGGGGTCTTATCAGTATGTTTCACTTACAGATATAGTAACTAATTTTTTATTAATGTACCAGGGTAATCATGAAGTTATTAATAATGTAAATAGATTTAAAGTATTGTTTCACGCAAAGCGTGGTATTCAAGAATTAAACTATGATGCTTTTAAAGAAATTAAATCTTTAGAATTGACGGTGTATGATGATTTAAGATTTGTATTGCCTTCTGATTTTGTTAATTGGGTAAAGCTATCTATGTTTGAAGGAAACACAGTAAGAGAATTAATCGAAAACATTCAAGTTCAAGCTGCTGTTTCTTATATACAAACTGCATCATCCACTTTTACTTATGATGCAAGTGATAATGTTAATACTGAAACTTCTGACATTGATACAGCAAGAACTAATGGAAGTTTAAATAGTATTTATTTAAATCAAAACAACGAGGCGGATGTAAATGGAAATTGTGTGGATTGTGAAGATGATATATACAACTCTCGAATTGGAGCTAGGTATGGTTTAAATACTGAGACAGCCAACATTAACCCTACGTTTACTATCGATAAAAAAGCTGGTGTTATAAACTTTGATTCTACTATGGCTAATAAAAGTTGTATTTTGCAATACATCTCTGACGGAATGGAAAATGGCGATGATTCTGCTGTAAGTGTTAATAAATTATTTGAAGAATATATATATGCTTATATTAAATATGCTCTTTTAAATAATAAATTTGGAGTTCAAGAATATATAGTTAATAGAGTTAAAAAAGATAAACAAGCTTTATTAAGAAATGCTAAGATTAGATTGAGTAACATTCACCCTAGCAGATTACTTATGAATATAAGAGGTGAGAATAAGTGGATAAAATAAAATGGCAAACCTTCAAAGAAATTTTATAGCGGGCCGTATGAATAAAAGCCTTGAGGAAAGGCTTTTACCTAATGGTGAATATACAGACGCTTTAAATGTTAGATTAGGTTCTACAGAACAATCAGAGATAGGTTCGGTAGAAAATTCTAAAGGGAATACTAAGTTAACAGAATTAGCTTATACCGAAGGTACACCTCTAAGTTTATTAGCAAGGTGTATAGGTTCATTTGAAGATAGTGCTAATGAAACTATTTATTGGTTTGTACACGACCCTGCCTTTACGCAAGGAGCAACTGGTAAATTAGATTTAATTATTTCTTTCAATGTGCAAACTGGAGGTATTATTTATCATGTTATTAGTATAGATGATGGTAGTACAGTAAATACCACTTTAAATTTTGACCCTTCTTTTTTAATTACAGGTATAAATAAAATAGATAATTTATTATTTTTTACTGATAACACAAATCCTCCTAGAGTAATTAATATAGATAATAATTATGCTAATCCTAAAGCTAATACTGCGGGTAATCAAGAAGACCAGTTTTCAGCAAGAGAAATATTAGTTGTAAAACAACCACCACTACAATCTCCTACACTTAAATTAATACAAGCTTCAAATGAAGATACTTACTTAACAGATAATTTTATTTGTTTTGCCTATAGATATAAATATCTTAATGACGAGTATTCAGCTACATCACAATTTAGCGAACCCGCATTTGAACCGAAAGCTTTTGATTTTAGTGCTCAAAGTTTTCAGAATGAAGGAATGGAAAATAGATTTAATGCTGTTGTGGTTACTTATAACTCTGGTAGTGAGCTAGTAAAAGGAATAGATTTACTTTATAAAAACGCTAATGACGGTACAATTAAAGTAATAGAAAGAATAGTAAAAGCAGAGGCGGGTATGTCAGACAATACTCTTTATACTTTTACTTTTGATGACAGTAAAATATTTTCCGTTCTTCCAGAAGCAGAAATATTAAGGTTATTTGACAACGTTCCTTCAAAAGCAAAAGCACAAACATTAATGGCTAATCGTTTAGTGTATGGTAATTATATAGAGGGATATAATTTAACTGATACATTTAATCAACCTTTAAGCCTTAACTATGTTGTATCATCAAACTCTACTGAAGTAGGGCAAGAAACACTTACTGCTACAACTGCAAGCTCGGGGTATTCAGCTTTTGGGAATACTACCACCATAAACAATTCTGCTATTAGAATAGATTTAAGTGGTTTTGAAGACAAGTTAGTCGTGGGCGCAACGTTAAATCTTTCTTTTACATTTGAACATGATTCATGGTCTGGTACAAATTTACCCGACCAAACAACTGGTGCAACTACTATTCATTTTTCCTATACACTTATACAAAATTTTAGTAATAGTCAAACACCAATAAATGATTTAATTGCTACACAAGATTTTAAAGACAAGTTCGGTACTTTAACCAGCACTATTCAAACTGTAGCTCTTGCACAAGGAGGCGCAGGGGTTACATTAACAGATACATTTAATTTTGTTTTAGAAGCGCAACTAGGAACAACAGCACCACAATATGATATAAACCAAACAGGTATAACTTCTTCTACGCCAGCCTTACCCAGTGCAGGAGAGGGCTTTGCAGCTTCTGTAATAATGCCTGCTACTTTACAATTACAACTATTAGCTTCTCAATATGAAGAGACAGGGGCAGGAACTAACACTATTATTCAGTATTTTAAAATTACATCTGCGTCAGCTACTCTTCAAGCTGTTCCTAATACCCGAAGCTTACACAGTAACAGAGGTTATGAAGTAGGAATAGTTTACATGGATAGTTTTAATAGAAGTTCAACTGCTTTAGTAAGTGTTAATAATACAGTAAATCTTCCTTGTTCTCGCTCAACAACTAAAAATGTAATTTCGGTTACAATTCCTGTAACTCAAAGAGCGCCTAGTTTTGCCACTAGATATAAGTTTTGTATAAAACCAGATAAAGATACTTATGAAACTATATATTCAAGTATATTTTTTGAAGATGATGACACCAACAATGTTTATCTACTTTTAGAAGGAGACAATATTGGAAAGGTGAAAGATGGAGATAGATTAATTGTAAAAAGAGATATAGCCGGCCCACTTCAAAGATGTACAGAGGCTACAGTATTAGAGGTAGTAAATCAATTAAAAAATTTTATAACTGTTACTAGGCCGAGTGGAGTAATAGATGTTCCTGCAGGAGTGTACATGAAAATGAACAGTGTTTCGTTTCAAGCTACAATGGATGATGATGATGTAGTAGACGTAAAAGTTGAACCAGTAGTAGCTAAAGCTGCTAATAGATTTCCAATTATAGCATATCCTTTTTTTATAACAGATTCAGCTGGAGTTAATACAACATATAATTTTCCTGTCGGGACCAGAGTGGTACTAGAGATAGAACAAACAAGGCCTGGTATTTTTGGAGGAATAGGAGGATGTGAAGAAAGAAGTAATATTATTGAACAAACCATAATATGTAGTGAAACATACGCAGACGTAGAAGCTTTTTTTGCAGGAGAAAACGTAGGAGTTATTTTAGAACAAAATGGAATATCAAACCCTGTAAGTATAGAAAATGATTTTATATCACCAACATTATCTGGAAGTGGGTTGCCATCTCAAGCTAATAGTGGCAGCAA